ACAGAAACAGCAAATCCCAATTGCTATTTCGAACTTTCCTTCTGTAGACCTTTTTCATTACCCTGAAATATGGGTAAGTCCGCTGCTAGACGCGCGGCCACCGCTGGACGGTGCTCCGAACATGCCATGTTCGGTTGTCCTGCCTCCTCGGAGAGGCTTCTCCCTTATCATTTTTGGGAGTACAATTTCGAGGGTGAGAGTTACGAACACTCACCTGGATACCTCGACCGTTTCTACGCTTGCATTACTAGCAAGCGCTTTCTCGACCGTTGGGTGTGGCAGCAAAATCGCCCACCTCCGCTTGAGAAGGTTGAACCCCAGTGTTCTGCTGGGATTCATTTTCGACCTGATCATTGGGTTGAGAGGAATGGAGAGGTGTTCAAGATTTGTGCAGGACAGTACGACAGGCGTAGTTTTGAGTACCATCAGTGTGAGGGCCGTTGGTGTAGCATGGGTTACGTTAAAACTTGTGTTTTCTGTGAACAGACAAGAGGCGAGGCTTCTCGAATTAGGGAAGCCCGTATTGAAGAAATTTTTGGAGAGTTCGATGACTTCCAATATATCTGCCCCGAAGAAGGTGAGCAGATTACATTTGAGGTGTCCAAGAAAGAATTGGATTGCCCCATTTGTCTTGAGCATTGTTTTGGTGAAGTTGCCTTTGCATGCTCGCATTCTTTCTGTGAAGATTGCACATCATCATGGACCGCGAGGTCTTTATCATGCCCCTTATGTAGGAGAAAGCTTGAGCAGCTTTCTGAAGGCGAGAAGCTCGAAATCGGTTTGGAATGTGACATAGCCTCTGTGGCTGAAGTTCCGACCGTTACGAACAATACTACAACGCTTCCTCGGGTCTCTGAAATAGCCCAATCTGTGGCTGATCGACCTAAGAGAAAACATCGTGGCGGTGTTCGCAACAGGAAATTCATTCCTGGTCTCTGTTACCTAAAATTCATCCCTAAACGATTGCGTGCCGAGGCTGAGCAATTCTGTGGCATGCGTCCTTGCATGGCACGTGTTGCTGAGTTCAACCGGATTCATGGTATCGTCCCTAAGCATTACAAGGTTCTGTTCGTTGGACCTGGTGCGCACGTAGTTAAAAGGCAAAATTGGCCTGCTGCGTTGCAGTGGCGTTATCTCATCACTGAATTTCCGTTGAGGCGCGTTGGTGCTGAAGACTGGTCAGATTGGCATGAACAAGTTTTGCACAATCTTGAGTTTCCCATTGACATGATGTCGGAGTATGTTAACCCCTTTGAAGACATACAGCACGTTGACAGAGCTGTTCGTGCTCCTGGTGATTGCTGGAAGAAGCTATACAATATGATTTTCTGGGAAGATGAGCGTGCTGATGCTCCTGAACCTGTTACTGCTCGTTGGCTTTCTGATGAGATCCTTTCCATTCGCGAAGAGTGGGAGGAAGGTTACGCCAAAGCTTATGTGCAGTGGGAGCTTCAAGATGACGGTGACTACCACATTGAACGAGTTGGTTTGGGGAAGAAGATACCTCCACTTGACGATCCTAAGCTTACTAAAAGCACCATCCTTGAGTTCTGTGAAATACTCAGGGACAATTCTATGGTGCGCTTGGTTGGCAAAGCTTCGAAGAGTACTGTTGATAGTGCTATGGCCCTGGTGACGACCCCTGATGTGAGATCCGCGACAGAGAAACTCTTGCAGCCTGTCCTTGTGAACAATTTCGAGGATGCTCGTGAGTTATGTCCGTGGAATGTGCCTGAAAAGACTCAACATAAGGCGAGCGAGTTGAATATACCATGGTCCAATGCGTTTGCAACACCGCACCCACATCCGTTGCATGCGGCAATCAGGAGGTGGGCTTACCTTAAGGAGATGCCAAAACATATCAGGTGTGATACGACAATCGTTGGAATGAAAGATGAGCACTTCAAGATGCTTAGATCAGTTGTCAGCGACAAGTACGACCTGAAGTTGGTCAACGTCATTATGGACCATAAGGACATTTCGAGATTCGCTGGCAGTACTGCCCTCTCTGATGATGTGTTTTCTCTACCGAAGATTGAGACGCCTGGTGTTCTGTTTGACGAACAGGGGCACTATTTCAATGCAGCGTTTATGGTCAAGCTCAAACAAGCCAATCCGCACATAGTCAGTTTGCAGTATACTTCCATTTTCCCTCTGGAAGCCTGTGAGTTTGATCAGTCGCCTGAACCTGACTTTTGTGAGTGGACGATCGTGCCCACTAAGCGTAAGGGCGAGTTTCCGACACTCATTTATGTTCCTGAAGGTGATGTGCACGGCAAGTATGAGCAGCCGTTCGATCCTAGTCCCATTCTCATGTCTAAAGTCGAAGGTGAGGTGGGTAACATCATGTGGACGGGAGGCGTGGTTGGCGGCAAAGGGCATTATAGAATTCACTCATTCACTTCTTTCAATACTCTGATGCCGAGGTACACTATTACAGCTGAGTACCAGTACATCAAGTTGCGTGATCTTTTCTATGATCAACCTGATTGTCCACCTGTTCGTGTGGACCACTTTATGTCTCTTTTCTTGTATGCTAAGGTCATAACTGCCAAACAAGAGGAGAACATTGCAGGCAAGCTGAGATTGTTTGTACGTGAGGAGAAATTGTACTTTCCTCCTTCGGCAATCAATTTCCTGATCAAGTACGTGATGACGGCTGCAAAAGTGACTACGGTTCCCGATGTTATGTCAAGAGATGTCAATAGTACTGGGGAGGAAGTGTATAAGGCCACAATTGGAGCCTTGGTGCGTGTGTACAAGAGGCTGACGACAGTTCGTAGGTGTGCGAAGAACGCAAAGCTTATCGATTTCAACAAACCGCTGTACGTTTACCCGTCAATCAAGACAGTCGTTTCCATGACTAGTGACGAGAACGCTTACGGTATGCAGTGGAATGTTGAGAATGACCCTGCGGGTGGTTTCTGGGACAGGATGAAAGTCTGGCTCAAGGTGCTGGGATACAAGTTTTTCTCTAAGACATACCTGCCTGTTAACACGGACAAGCATGGTAACTTGATTTTCCCTCATCTAGCCGCGAGCACTCTCAATCTTAGGACTTTCGGTCCGAAGATAGTGAGGGCTAGTCAAGTCCAAGCTTTCAACGAGATCTATCAGAAGAAGCCAAAGAAAGTTGTCAAGCCGCCACACGGCATCAGGCCCTTCAGGGCTGGTAGAGTTGTTCATGCGCGTAAGGATGAAGAAGGACGCTACATTAAACCTACTAAAATATCTACAAAACCTTCAGAGTTGGAGAAGATTGTTGAGGAAGAGGAGGATAGTGACGATGATGACGACAGTGATGGCACCGCAAGTACGATACCTACAGACGCTAGTGAATTGCAAAGACCAGATACTCCGGCTACTAGTGTGTCTAGTCTTCAGGTAGAGGAAGAAGCGATAATTCGGCCTGATATAACTGTTGATGAGCCGTGGGCCGTTCCGAGGGAAGTTTGGAGTACGATACAGCCGAGATACCCTGACAGCATATCCTTCCTGGATTATGTCCGACAGGGCGGTGAGCCTATTATTCCGTCGTATAACAATTATTGCGACAAAGCCTATGCCGCTAGTACTGCGGCTAATCCTTCCCTGAGAGAAACGCTCATGGGCTTGGTTGATAGGGTTCACTTGAGAAAGAAAGTGGAGCGTGAAGGCAGGGTGGTTGAAGTGCCAAAGCCTCTTGCTGAAACTGGCCCGAGGGATCTGGCTGTCATAAGTCCGGAAGCGAAACGTGCGCTGGATATGTTGCGTGATGACAATCAATTGCCGGACAAGCCAGTGCCACCTAGGTTCGCTGATAAGTACGAGGAGCGCAAGTTGGCCTTTGAGAAATTTTACAAATTCAGGCCAGCTACTAGTACTTTCGTGCACTCTGCGACTGGCGAGACTTTGTGGGATTCAATGTTTGGCATGTCTACTGATCGACGGCATGTTAAAGTTCCATATGCTAAAGTGATTGAGTATCCGACTATTGAGTATCCTAAGAATGACTGTCTCCTAGTGGCTGTTTCAGAAGCTACCGGGAGGCCTACAGAGGAGATTTTCTTCGCAGCTCTTCGCGCTTATCCGCGTGAGGAACCTTTGGAGAATATTAATACTTTGCCTCTGAAGGTATTGCACCCTATAGGACTCAAGTTTGGAATCAGTATACGCGTAGACGATGGCAGCAGCAATCTTTTGGGGATGTTTGGCCTGAGAGGGGCGAAAGGTGAGATAGGTTTGCGTGTGCAGGATGATCATATTAAATGCATGAGCAAATTGAACATACTCACTATCACCAGGAGTGTCCACCAGCAGAAAATTCCACCAAGTGCTGAGCTTCTTTACCATAAGCTTAATGCTTGGCCGGCCGTCAAGTGGTACCTGTGGAAGCCTGAAAGAAAGCGGGCTTCAGACCTTGTACGAGAGTTGAGAGCTGGCACTGTTGGTCTAGTGGGTGGAGAGCCTATCAATGAAGAGCAGTTGAAGAGATGGGATGCTTTAACTGATGTTGAACCGCCTGATGTCGAGAAGTACTTTACGATGATAGCTGGCCATCCAGGATGCCGCAAGTCTTCACCTGCTCAAAAGATGCTACTTGACAAGCGTATCCGCAACGTTGGAAATTTTGTTGCGATTATGCCTGTTAAAACTTTGCAGGACGATTGGCGTGACAAATTGGACGCTATGGGTGGACAGACTGGCAAGAAGTTGCAAGGTGACGTTATCCCGACGTGGGAGCGCGCTCTTGCTAAAGACTGTTATGGTTACGTTGCTTTCACGGATGAGAACAAATTCCCGAAAGGCTATCATGCACTTTATCATATTCTGAATCCGTCAGTGAAGTATCATGTTTTCCTATGTGACCCGTGGCAATCTTCTTGGCATTCTCCGAGACAGACTGCGCTTAACAATCCAAGCATACCAGGAGAAGCTGAGTTCTACAGGCAGTATTCCAAATGTTATCTGGTTGGGACTTGGCGTTTCAAGGAGCCTACAGCGAACTTCTTCAGGATGCCGAGCTTCTGCAAGAAGAATTGTGGTTGGTATTTTATGGACTTGATGCCGACTACCTACAAAGATCTTCTTATTCACATGCCTCACTTGCAGCCTGCTAGTGTCATGCAACTCTGGGAAGAAAGGGTTGAGCTCTATGCTGCTTACGTTGGCGTTGCTTGGGCTGAAGCTTTGCGAAGTTCTGATGCAGTCAGTTTTGCCGGTTCTCAAGGTCTAAGTGCTGGCCTGACAATCATTGAGATAGATCATAGGGTTGCCAATTACGGTGCTGACCCGCGTCTCTTGTACACTGCTATGACTAGGAGCACACATATTATCTTTGTGAGGTCATGGACGCCTAATAATCGGACGGAGTATGCTATCGATTCTCATCCAATTCTCAAGCACGTGGAGTACTATCGGCAGAAATATCGACCTGGTCACAAAGTGGTGATTGAAAGGGAACATACTGTGGACATTACTGATTCCACTTTCCGCTTTCCTCCAGGTATGAAAATTCAACTGTCTGGTCCACCTGAGAAATTGGTTAATTGGGACTTCGTTAAACCGTATTGGGATCACTATAATCTTGAAGAGAACTTTATTGATCCTGATGCTGTTAGAGTGGGAGCTCGTTTGTCAAGAGATGATCCTGCTTATGAAGATCAGCACACTTTCCAAGCTTTCATTGACGAAACAGAGGATGTTGAGCCAGACGAAGTTCCACCAGACGAGAAGGCCCCAGTCAACAAACGGGTCGCGACCAAGCAGCCTGTGGAGCTACGGGAGATGTTTGTGGAAGAGCAGAATGCCATGGTGCAGGAACGTGAGACAGCTGAACTGCGCGTGAAAGGATACTTTAGTGAACAGTTCCCTGACACTTATCTTTTGCGCAAAGATGCTTTACATGTCATGAATAGGCTTGTGAATGAGCAACCTGGCCGCAATCGTAGGGAGAAAAGACTGTACGTCACGAACAAGTTGCAGAAGATGCCTCTTAACATTAATCCGTTGTATTTCAAACCTGATCTTTATAATTGGGGTGCACGCCAAAGGAATGATGACACAGTCACCTGGTTGGCGGCACGTCAACAGAGGATTCGTTACGCTGACAAAATTGCGAACGAGTTGAACTACAATGGACAGCTACAGTTAGGGCGAGAGGTGTGGAATGCTTTCCGAAATTACATGGGTTGGCATTCGCCTTTTCCATTTGACCAGTTGTTCTACGAGAAGGCCATTTACGCTTTTCAAGACAAGCGAGGTTCCAGATCGCATGCCGTTAAAATGGGCTCACGAAACAGAGCAGACATGGACTATGACGCGATCACGATAGCTCTGAAGCAGCAGTGGAAGGTGAAGGACCGTTTGTTTAAGGCAGCCAAGCCAGGGCAGCCTATAATGACTCATTCAGATCAATACTTGTTTGAACATGGCCCGTACGGGGCTTACATGCTAGACAAGCTGATTGAGAACGTTCCAGATTGGTTCTATTTCCATGGCAAGAAAACTATTGCTGACTATGAAGTTTGGAATGCTAAGTACATGCAGGATGACAATATAAGCGAGATGACTGATTTGGAAGGACAGGATGGTACGACTCAAGGTTGGGCCGTTGCCTTCTTTGAAAATCTCTTGTCTTGGTTTGGGTTACCTGAGACTTTTGTGGCAGAATGGAAGCGGAATAAGCTTTCAAAGGAAGTTAATCATAAGGTGCTTGCGATAATGACCGGGTCTGGAGAGATCTGGACTTACTTGCTAAACACCTTTTCTTCTGCTGCACTTGAAATTTACAGGTATGCAATACCGGCTGGTTGGCCAATTGCTGCTTCTGGTGACGATCTACGTCGGAAGCGCGGTCTGCCAGTTAATCCAGACTACGAAAAGTTGAAGCATCTCGATCCTACCATTGTTAAGCGTTTTCAGAGTGCTAGGGGGGAGTTTATTAGCTTCATGTCTGTTGGTGTTCATGTTTTCAAAGATCCAGTTATTCTCACGAAACGTTTCTTGGCGAAGATCTCGTCTGGCCAGGGTGAAGATGCCATTCTCGGTTACTATGACTTGTGGAAATGGAATTACAATAAAGGCGAAGTTTTGATGTCGCTCTTGACTGAAGACGAGATGACTGCTCATCAGATAATGACTCGAGTTATGTTTAATTTGAAGGCCGAAGAGATATATGTTAGGCCCGACTGGACAAAAATTTCGAGTGCACAATTGGTTAGCGAAGAAGCCGACCAGGCTGCTGAGTACCTCAGTTCTGATACGATCGATTTGACTGATATAGCCGTGGAAGAACGTTCCGCAAATGGCTTTGTACATACTATTAAATCTGTAACATTACCTTTCAATATTTCTTCTGGTTTGGATATGTC